GTAGTTGCTTCCGAAGTAGATGTTTCTGAAGTAGATGTTGATGCTGAGGAAATTCATGATACGAATGAAACTAACTCTTCTCCCGATATTGAAAGCATATTAAATTTATTAAAAAATACTGATCTTAAAGACACAGACGTGATAGCCAAGTTAATAAAATCACTTGCTGACAAAGATACTAAAGCACAGATACCACCTGAGATAAATTCAAAATTTAAAGAGCTCGCGGTTTTACTCAAAGTGTATAAACCAGTGGTTGTTAGTAAGGTGAAAGGTTCAACTGAGATACCCAAGGATTTAGTAGATGTAGCAAGACATACTATGGGATTTTTTCTTGAAAAGGTGGTTGACATGTTAGATGAAAAATGAAATAACATAGAATAAAATAAAATAAAATTAATGTTATTATATAATAGTATTATGGTTATTGAAATAATTGGTATTATTGCATCTATCATAATCATGTTTATTTTATATTATTCGACCGCGATGTTTTTAAAAACATTGAATATTAAACTCCCATCCTTTATTGAAAATTTAGACATAATGAAATGGATATCCTTTAAAAAAAAAGAGGGCATGTCAAATAACAATACTCCCACCGAGTCGTTGCAATCAGCTATTCAACAGACACAATCTTTTAATAAACAACCCCAAGCATTCGCTGATAAAGAAGAGGGTTTTTTTAGCTTTCTAACACGATTTGATCCTTCATTTAAACCACCAAAATATCAACTGTTCAAAAATAAATCAACATTATATACAGTGGATTATAAATGTCGACCATCTACCACTGGAATGTTTACAGATTGTGGGCCCATGTCAAGTAATTCTTGTAAATAATTATAGAAAATTATGCTTAAAAATTATAATAAACTTTAAAAAATGTTATTATAATTAAGATATTTATTATCGAGCATATAGATTTATTATCGAGCATATAGATATTTATCGAGCATATAGATATTTATCGAGCATACATTAATCCACAATTTCCACCCACAAAACTAACCATATTATAACGCTCTTCTAATACCGTTAAATTGTAATTATAGTCATATAAGCGCCAAGTAGGTTTGTTAACGCCAATAACGATACCAGTTTCTGGATCACATATGGTAAGTACTTGCGCGTTTTCATCAACTGGGGGAACATAGGTGGTGAATTCGAATTGAATTGTCTGAAATTTACTAATATTCATAGCCCCACTTGGCTGTATTGTGAATGGATCGGTATCTAAACAGAAATTATACATGTATAGTCCATCAGGAGCATCCCCTTTGGAAGTTAAATATTTTTCGACATAATTAAACACTCCCTCTTCCATAAGGTTCTCCCTATATTTACCATCCATGATAATACCCATGTTCATCAAAATGTTTTTATGATTCGCCTCGTGATATGTACCAGTAATGTAAAGTCCTGTGCTCATATTATCTGGTGGATTTAATCCTGGACCAAATCCTGTATTAAAATTCGCATTATCATTATCATTGCACACAGTATCTATAGTATGCTTACCTATTTCTGGTGCGGATTCCAAGTTATATGGCAAATAGTTATATGGCCAGTTCGTATAATTCGACCATTCGTTGCGCAAGTATGCATCACTTCTCTGAAAATAAAACATCCACGAGGAAACCATACCAGCCGTATTATCCAAGTCGATTCTTCTACTTCCAGTAACGTTTAGATAGGTAGTTTCAAAAACACTTTTAAACAAGTAATTCTGTTCCAGTGCTGCAAAAACACGCGCTTCATCTGAACTCAAGAAACAATAAGTTGCCAATAAATTAATGTCCGCGTTCCAATTCGTGCGTTTATCTTCATAGTCCATATCGTTTAGAGCGATAGAAGGTGGTGGCTGCAAAAACCGATAAAACTGTTGTAATGGCTCATTAAAATTGGGTCTTATTAATGGATAATCATTTTCCATATCTGATACATCTCGTATTTGAATCAAGTCTTGTATTGAACGCAAGGTAATATTAATATGCAATTCATTATATTGCATTGCTACCAAGGGAAAAGCCATTTTACTATTCATACCGAACCAAAGATTCAGTGGAACATAAATTTTACGCGAACGAATAGACGGTTCTGGACCCTGTGGTTCGGGTGTATAATAGGCATTGGGATATTGATTCACACGACCATTGCAATTTCCTGGATCATTCAGTTCGGGAACATTTCCGGTCATATTATCATATGTTGCTTTTTGCGTCGCCGTAAAATCGCGCTGTGCCATAGCCAGTAGATAGCTACCACTTATTCTTTGCAATGTTTGACCACCAACTGTTATCTCAATTTCTTTGATCAATTGTGTGCCCAAGTTTTCAATCCAGCGAAACTCATATGGTGCCCATTTTCCATTACAATCTTCTGGTGGCATAATGGGACTCCAGATAGTCGGAAGTGTAACAACTAAATATGTGTCCATGAGCAATTCGGCATATCGCTTTACTTTGAATGTATATTTGGACTCTTCACTCAATCGCAACGCTTTTTGCCCATCAAAATCTAAACGAAACTTTTGCATTCCGAAATTAGTATAGCGTGAATAGACCGGTTTAAAAAACGTCTTTTTTGGATTGCCATTTAATATTATATTTTGATTTCCATATGCTACAAGATTTAGTAATCCGCCTGGCATTGTTTTATATATATATCATTCATATAATAATATTCATATGCTTTTACAATTAACGTTATTAATATTAACATGAATATATTAAAATTATTAAAATTATTAAAATTATTAAATTTAAAATTAATGTTATTATATATTAATATGGCTGATCGTGTAAAATATAAACTGGCAACAATAAGTAGAAATATGGTGGATGTGTTCCAAAAACAATCCGATGTTCAAGTAACTATATTTTTAGTAGCTGTTATTATCATATTGATTTTTGTCATGTCGCTATATGTTTATAAGAAACGTCGCTTAAATGAAAAAAATTGCAATGATTTAGATAAAATTTATGATGCCTTTCCACTTATCTCGTCCATGAACCCAAAGGAAGAGAAAAATACATATCTCTTGCGTGATTACTATATTAAAACGGCTTATAATTCCTGCTGTGGAGGTGAATTCAAAAACAGTTTTGTGAATGTATGTGCTCTAAAAAAATGTATTCAACAAGGTGCCAGATGCTTAGATTTCCAAATATATTCCGTTAATAATGAACCTGTTATCTCAACTTCGTCGGTTGACGATTTTTTCATTAAGGAAACATATAATAGTGTTTCCTTTTCGGATGCAATGAATGTTATCAGTAATAACGCCTTTTCTGGTTCCACGTGTCCTAATTCACAAGACCCATTACTTCTTCACTTTCGCATTAATAGCACTAATAAGGATATTTATAACAAGATGTCCGACGTTTTGCAAGCGGAACTATCAGAACGAGTTCTTGGAAAAGAATATAGTTATGAATTCGAGGGATATAATTTAGGAGCTGTACCAATCATTAACTTTATGGGTAAAGTGATTATTATAATTGACCGTTCGAATGACCTTTTTGAAGACACGGAATTGAAAGAATATTGCAATATCGCCAGCAATTCCATGTTTATGCGCGGTCTTCGCAACTATGATATTCAATACAATCCGAATATAGACGATCTTACTTATTATAACAAAAAAAACATGTCAATCGTTATGCCGGATGTAGGCGCATATGATGATAATTATGCAGCGGGATTAGCCATGTCTTACGGGTGTCAAATGGTAGGCATGAATTTTCAAAATTTCGACGCTAATATGGAATTTTACGATATTCTGTTCGACGAAGCAGGCAGTGCTTTTGTATTAAAACCCACCAATCTACGATATATCCCAGAGACTATTAAGAATCCTCCTCCTCAAAATCCCGAGTTATCCTATGCCAATAGAAAGGTCGAATCCGATTATTATAGTTTTAATATTTAAGAAAGTTTTTTTAGGTACTCATTATATACTATACAATATAATGAGTTCATGTAATAAAAATATGACATACGATGAAAAGGAATTGAATATTCTCCGTGAGGCAGTTGATATTGCTCAAGATCGCGCCGGTAAAAAAATCATCCGTAATCCTCAAGTGAAAGAAATTATCACCATTGTGGAAGATTTTTTGAAAGACAATAAAACTTGTTGTTATGGTGGGACTGCGATTAATAATATTTTGCCCACAGAAGACCAATTTTATGATAAAAGCGTGGAGCTACCAGACTATGATTTTTTCTCACCGAATGCTTTAGATGATGCTAAAAAATTGGCCGATATTTATTACAAGGCGGGATTTGATGAAGTTGAAGCCAAGGCGGGTGTACATCATGGCACATACAAAGTATTCGTGAATTTTTTAGCTGTAGCAGATATTACACATATGGATACACATCTTTTTAATCAAGTATATAAAGATTCTATCAAGGTGAACAATATTCATTATGCGCCACCAGATTATTTACGCATGGCGGCATATTTAGAACTTTCACGTCCCGCCGGCGATGTTTCTCGTTGGGAAAAGGTTATGAAACGTGTTAGCCTCCTTAATAAAAATTACCCTATGAAAAATCCGAGATGTGATGATGTTCAGTTTCAGCGTAGTATGGAAGAAGATGGTATTAAAAGTGCTGATATTTTCACATCTATACGTGATTCATTTATAGATCAAGGTCTCGTATTTTTTGGCGGATACGCCAGTTCGCTTTATAGCAAGTATATGCCAAAAAAGTATGAGCGCGCTATTTCCAAGATACCCGATTTTGATATACTGGCGGAAGATCCAAATAAGGCTGCTATTATTGTTAAAGAGAGATTGAGTGATAATGGTATTAAAAATGTAAAAATCATACAAAAAGAGGGGGCTGGTGAAATTATTGCGCCGCATGTTGAAATACGAATTGGAGTTGATGCATTAGCGTTTATTTATCAACCATTGGCTTGTCATAGTTATAATATTGTAAAAATTGGTAAGAAGAAAATCAAGGTTGCTACCATAGATACTATGTTAAGTATGTATTTAGCGTTTATTTATGCAAATCGACCTTACTATAATAAAGATCGTATATTATGTATGGCGCAATATTTATTTCAAGTACAGCAGAAAAATAGACTCCAGCAAAAAGGTGTTTTACGCCGATTCAGTGTGAATTGTTATGGAAAACAGAGTACACTTGAAAGCATTCGAAATGAAAAGAGTGAAAAATTTAAGGAATTGGAGGGGAAACGCGGAACGCGCGAATACGAAGAATGGTTCATGCGATATGTTCCAAACGACAATGATAAAAGCAATAACAAAGAGAAGGGTTATGGTAAGAAAAGTAAAAAAGGCAACAATAATAGCAAAAAAGGCAACAATAATAGTAAAAAAGGCAACAATAATAGCAAAAAAGGCAATAATAATAGCAAAAAGGGCAACAATAACAGCAAAAAAGGCAATAATAAATTTACAAAACGTCGCCCAGGTAATAAAAAACGCTCGAATAAGAATACTTTGAAAAAGAATACATTGAAGAATAAAATGAACCCATTATTTATGAATCTTTTTTAA